GCTGACATACAAGGATTAAATAAAGTTATTGAATTAAAAAATAAATTAACCAAACAATTAAATAATTTATATACACAAGTAAATTCAATTTCTAAATTTATAGATCCTTTATCTACACTAATTGACACAGCTAAACCTGCTATAACTATAGCCCAAACAGCTATTGATATTCTTTCTAACATTCCTTCTACTGCTACTACTCCAATTCCAGTAGGTCCAATTTTAAAAGGTCAAGAAATTATTGATAAAATAAATACTTTAATTGGAAAAACTGAAGGTGAAATTTCAACTGGAAATTCTTATTTATCAAGTGTAAAAATAGAGCTTCAAAAAGTATTAGATCTTTTAAGTATGGTTGATTTATTTATAGGAGTATGCTCTGAAGAATTAGGAAATCCAACAGTTAATCAAATAGCTATATCGCAAGAGTTACTTAATTCAACACAAGATCAATCAAACCAGTTATCTCCTGTAGTTACTAATGTGAATGGGTTTGAAATGTCTGTTGTAACTATAGATCAAGAAATAGAAGGATTAAATAGAAGACAAGCAATAGCTAGAAATAAAGCAGGAGTTGTAATGTTACAAGGTGATCCATCATTTTCTTCAAATGATCAAATTTTGATTGATGAGTTAGTGTTTTATATTCAACAAAATGATTTAAAAGCAGATTAATTTAATATTTATAAAAAACATATATATGAAAGCAACAGAATTAAAAAAGATGATTAAAGAATCAGTTAGAGAAGTGATTCAAGAGGAGTTAAAAGAAATTTTATTAGAGGCAGTTAAAGCCCCAAAGCAAACAGTTGTTGAAAGTAAAATTGGAACTTACACTCCTCCAACTCAAACACCTCAGTTAGAGTCAAATCCACAACCAAAGTCTCAAGCTGAAATAAGACAAAGTTACATGGATGTTTTAGGTGAAACAGCTTTAAATTTTACAAGTCAAGATGTACAAAAATTTAACCCTCAAGGAGCTATAGACACAACTTCTCCAAATGGTAAATTACCTGATGGTGATGTTGGATTAGATCAAATAATGGGATTAATGAAATAATAAATGGCTTTTAACGCTCAACAAATATATCCTATTGACTTTAACAAAAGTGCTGCTGTTGGAGTTGACTTACCTTTTAGTGATCCTGCTGTATTTAAACCTAATTACACTACAGCGGCTGCTATTAAGAATAATTTAATAAATTACTTTCTTACTAATCCAGGTGAGCGTTATTTAAATCCAATAGGAGGAGGTTTAAGAGCATTTATATTTGAGCAAATAACAACTGACAATTTAGACTTTTTAGAAGAAAGAATAAATGATGACTTAAGTAATTTTTTTCCAAATGTGAGAGTAGGGAATTTAGAAATTTTAAGACAAGAAGATACAAATACAATAACTGTGTCATTAACTTACAGTGTAGTAAATACTAACATTAGTGACACAGTAGCAATAGAATTCATATAATGGCTGTAGATAGAGACGTAAAATACTTAAATAGAGACTTTTCTGACATTAGAGCTAGGTTAATTGAGTTTTCTCAAACTTACTTTCCTAACTCTTACAATGACTTTTCACCTACCTCTCCAGGTATGATGTTTATGGAAATGTCAGCTTACGTAGGTGATGTTATGTCATTTTATCTTGATAATCAAATTCAAGAGAATTTTACTCAATTTGCTAGACAAACTAATAACTTATATGAGTTAGCTTACATGTTTGGTTACAAACCTAAAGCAACAGGCGCCGCCCAAGCTACAATTGAATTATTTCAACAAGTTCCAGCTAAATTAGTAGGTGCGGCTTATCAACCTGATTATGATTATGCTATGACTGTTGGAGAAAATAGTACTATTACTTCAACATTAAACTCAACAGTTAATTTTCTAATGGAAGATAAATGTGATTTTTCAGTTTCATCTTCAAATGACCCAACAGAAGTCTCAATTTATCAAATAGCAGGAACAACTCCACAATATTATCTTCTTAAGAAAACACGAAAATCAATTTCAGCTACAATTAAAACTCAAACATTTACTTTTGGAGCTCCTACTCAATTTCCTACAATTGACATATCAGACACTAACATTATAGGTGTGTTAGACATAGTTGACAGTGATGGAAATACTTGGTATGAAGTTGATTATTTAGCTCAAGAGATGATTTATGATAATATTAAAAATATTAATGTAAATGATCCTAATAATGTTGAAGACAGTGGTGATGTACCTTATCTCCTTCAACTTAAAAAAGTTCAAAGAAGATTTGCCACTAGACTAACCTCAGACACTAATCTTCAAATTCAATTTGGAGTTGGTAGTCCTAGTAATGTAGATGAAGAAATTACACCTAATCCTAATAATGTAGGTATAGGTTTACCCTTTGAAAAAAATAAACTAACAACTGCTTACTCACCAACTAACTTTTTATTTACAGGTACTTATGGTATAGCTCCTTCAAGTACAACTTTAACTGTTAGATACTTAGTAGGTGGAGGAGTTGGAGCTAATGTAGCATCTGGAGACTTAACAAACTTAAATACTTCAAATCTACTATTTAACAACCCAAATCTTAACTCAACTACAGCTAATTATATATTTGGAACAATAGCAGTTAACAACCCTGAAGCCGCTGATGGTGGGCAAGCAGGTGACACAATAGATGAAATAAGACAAAACACTTTAGCAACTATAGCTTCCCAGCAAAGATCAGTTACTTTAGACGATTATATTGTAAGAGCTCTGAGTATGCCGCCCGAGTACGGAACAGTAGCAAAAGCATACATTGAAAAGCCTAAATTAACTGATGAGCAAGTGTCAACAATTGAGACATTAAATTTGTGGGTTTTATCTCAAAATAGTGACTCTCAATTTTCTATACCTTCATCTACATTAAAGAAAAATATAAGAACATACTTAGCTCAAAATAGAATAATTGGAGACAATATTGAAGTAAGAGATGCTTTTATTATTAATATAGCTATTGACTTTGAAATTATAGTTTTACCAAACTTTAATAACAATGACGTTATATTAGCTTGTATTAATTCTCTAAAAACTTACTTTGAAAGAGATAAATGGCAAATAAATGAACCTATATTGGTAAGAGATTTATTTGTAATGTTGGATAAAGTAACAGGTGTTCAAACAGTTAAAGACATTAAAATAACTAACAAAGCAGGAACAACATCAGGTTACTCACAGTATGCTTATGATATTTCATCAGCAACTCAAAACCAAGTAATTTATCCTTCATTAGATCCAAGTATATTTGAAGTTAAATATCCTAACACTGACATTAAAGGTAGAGTAGTACCACTATAAAATTAAAACATGGCTGTTTATAAATTATTTCCATACAAAGACACAACCTTATACTCATTTTATCCTAATATGAATACTGGGATTGATGCTATATCTCAAATATCAAATTTAAATATAGCTGTAGATACAAATCCTCAAGTAGCAAGATTTTTAACTGAGTTTGTTCAATCTGAAATAGTAGATGTTATTGACAATAAAATTGGAAGTAGTAATTGGGATGTTAATTTTAAAGGATTTATAGCAACAGCAGGTGGTGTAGTTGAGTCAACTGACATAGCTGTTTATCCCACAGCTCAATATTGGTGGAATGGAACAGGAGGATACTTAGATCAACCTCAAACTACAGATGGAGCATCTTGGTACTCACCTAACTTTTCAGGCTCAGTAGCTTGGTCTTCAAGTGGATTAGATTCATTTGGAAATTCAGTTACAGGCTCTTATGATGCTACTTTAGTAGGTCAAGGAGGAGGAAGTTGGTTATTTGAGTCTGCTTCAACTTCATTTAAAGTAACCCAGTCATTTGACACTAGAAGTGAAAAAGACTTAAATGTTGGTGTTAAAACTATAGTTGAAAGATGGTATAGTGGGTCAATGAATAATTATGGATTCTTAGTTAAATGGGAAGACACAGTTGAATTTAATCAAAATGTACAAGTACAACCTGTAATGCAATTTTACAGTGTTGACACTAACACAATTTACCCACCTGAGTTAGAGTTTAGATGGGATGACTCATCAACAGTATTAACAGGCTCTTTAACTTCAAGTATTGTTTCAACTACTAACTTAGTATCATCATTAAATGAGAATCCAGGTACATTCTTACCTTCAAGTGTGAATAGATTTAGATTTAATGTAGCACCTAAATACCCAGTAAGAACTTGGACAACAGCATCTCGATTTACAGGTGTAAATTTCTTACCAACTTCATCATATTATGCTGTAAAAGATTTGGATACTAATGAATTTGTTGTAGATTTCAATACATCATACACTAAATTAAGCTCTGACAGTAATGGTAATTACTTTGACATTTACATGAATGGGTTAGAGCCTGAAAGGTATTATAAAATATTAGTTAAAACTATAATTAATGGATCAACTTTAATATTGGATGATAATTATTATTTTAAAGTAATTAATGGATAATGGCTATAGATGTAAATTTTAATAAAGAGTATTATGATAAAAGAACCTATGAGAAGACCATAGACACTACTTTTACTCAACTTGGTGTTAAAACTATTCAAGAGCAATTAGATGAACAACCATCAGTTCAAGAATTTTTTTCATTATATAATGACTTATTTTACCAAATTCCTGAGTTAGGTGATACAAACTCACATGAATTTTTAGTTAAAACAAGTGGTGATTACATAGCATTTGATGAAAATAATGAATTAATAGAAGCTTTACAAAATGAAATAGCTTCTTTAAGAGAAGAATTACTTGCTACTCAGCAAGAGTTAGCTAATCAATCAACACAAACTTAATAAATGGCAGTTTCAAGAACAAATCCTGATAATTTTCAATTTCAATTTTATGAGCCACAAGATGAGAATTTAATAACATCTTTTGACATTGCAACTGTTTTATCATCATCTGACTACATTGAGTTTTATGTTTATGATAATAATCAAGTTATACAATCATCAACAATAAACTACCAAAATTATACTGTAATTAATGATGGTCAATCAGCAGGCAATGACAATGAAATAAATGCATTTTCAATTAATCCTGACACTGATGTTGAAAGTTTTGGATTTGATCAAGGTGAGTTTGTTGCTTACTATAACTTTCTTACAAAGAAAATAGGTGATCCTTTCACTAATCTTTTTATAAAAGAAATATCCTCAGACAGAACTGAAGTAAGATTAGACAGTAATAGTTTAACTAACTTAGACATTACTGAGCAAACAAATAATTTTATTCAAGAAAGAGATGAAAGTTCTTACTTTATAGATTTTTACTTGAATTTTGGAAGTAATGAGTTAGTTATAGCTAACAATATAAAATTAGAAGATGAGACAACTGATGATCCAACAGTTGTAGTTAAATTATATGAGCCACTTCCACCTCAATTTTCCTTAAAAGATGAGTTGTGGATTGTTACTTCATTTAGTGAGCCGGAAGCATTTAGTGTATTCTTTCCTCCAACTCCAATTACAATTATTGACTCCCAACCTTTAGCAGGTCCAAACTTTAATTTACCTATAAAGGATCAAATTAATAACTCAACTCAAAATTTATCATACACTGACTTAATATCAGGTGCCCCAACAAGTTCATTAGATCAATTAAATAGTTTAATGGACTCAAGTTCAATTTCTATTAGTGTTGACTACACAGACTTTAATGACTTCATTCATTTCAGCTCAGCTCAAACTAGATTAGAAAATTTCTACTATAAAGTATCATTAATTGAAGGCTACTCATCATCAATAGCTGACTTATCTAGTGTAACATCAGCTGAGTCTAGTATTATAATTTTAGAAAATAAAATAAGTAATGTAATAAAGAATTTTGATAGATTTGAGTATTTTCTTTACTACAACAGCGGCTCAGCATTTTCATGGCCTAAAACAACTACTTCACCTCCTTACTTACTAGCTAAAACAGGAAGTGTAGCTGCTTTAACTTGGTATGGAAGTGCTAATGAAGGAAGTGCTTACTATGGAGGTAGAATTTTATCAGCTTCAGAGTATGACAATGCTAACAATGATCAATTACTTAAAGCTATACCTGAGTACTTAAGAGATGATGCTGCTAATCAACCTTATGAGTTGTTTGTTGACATGGTAGCTCAATACTATGACAATGTTTGGTTGTATACTAAAGATGTTACTCAAAAGTATAATAATGACAATAGATTAGACTTTGGTGTTTCAAAAGACTTAGTTTCTGATGCTATAAAAGACTTTGGTGTTAAATTATATCAAAATAATTTTTCAAAAGATGATTTATATACTGCATTCTTAGGTTTAACTCCAAGTGGCTCATTATTTCCTTTTCCAGAAATAACTTCATCACTACCTACACCTACAGGATTTGAGTATGTTAATACTTTAATTTCAGCATCTAATGATGTAATTCCATTAGATGATGTTAATAAGTCTTTATACAAAAGAATTTATCATAATATACCTTACTTACTAAAGTCAAAAGGAACAATAGCCGGATTAAGAGCATTAATAACATCATATGGTGTTCCGGACACAATACTTAGAATATCTGAGTTTGGAGGTAAAGACAAAGTAGATGCTAATGACTATGATTACTACTTTAATAAGTTTAATTATGCTTTTAACTCTACTTCTACTAATTATGTCTTTACTGCTTTTTCATCTTCATTAGAGTGGGGAGCTCCAAATAATAAACCAAGTACTATAGAATTTAGATTCAAACCTGAAAATTTTCCTCCTACTAATTTATCACAATCCTTAGTAAGTTTTAGTAACTCTGGTATACCAATATCAGAAATAACTTTAGAATACACAGGATCAGGTTTAACAAGTGGCTCATACTCAGGTTCTATAAAAGATCCTTATTATCAATATGCTTATTTAAAATTTTATCCATCATCATCTGATACTTCAACTACTGCTAGTGTTTACTTACCATTTTATGATGGTGGATGGTGGTCAGTAATGTTAACTAGTGGAAGTTCTAATGGATATGAATTATACGCTGCTAATAAGATATATAATGGTAAAGATGGAACTTCAATAGGATATCTAGCTTCATCCTCAGTAACATCAATATACAATAGTTATGTTGATACTGACACTGTGTTTTATGGAAGAGGTACTACCACTCCTACCTTTTCAGGTTCATTCCAAGAAATAAGATATTATAAAAATATTTTAAGTGAAAGTGTATTTAAAGACTACACAATGAATCCCTTATCAATTGAAGGTAATTCTGTAAATTCATCTCCAAATGAATTAATATTTAGAGCTCCTTTAGGTAGTGAATTAGATAATTCAACCTCTACTACCCAAGTATCAGTCCATCCAAAAGTAACAGGATCATGGGTAACAACATCATCATTTACATCTGACAGTAATTATTCTTTTTCTCAAACTCCTACTTATTCTACAAATACTGAGTACTACTTTTTAGATCAATTCCCAGCTGGAATAAAAAATAGAATAACAGACAAAGTAAGATATGAAGACAATGTAGTACCCACAGGTGATACCTTATCAGCTTTTAGAAGAGTAACACAAGCTACTGAAGCAAGTGCTTCATATACAGAAAATATTAACTTATTAGAAGTAGCATTTTCACCTCAAAATGAAATTAATGATGATATAATTTCACAATTAGGTTACTTTAATATGGGTGACTACATAGGTGATCCAAGACAAAGATCATCATCATTAGAGTATTATCCTGACTTAAATAACTTAAGTGAAGAGTACTTTAAAAAGTACATTAAAAATTATGACTTAGTAGACTTTGTAAGACTTATAAAATTCTTTGATAATTCATTATTTAAAATGATTAAAGACTTCGTTCCTGCAAGAACAAGTTTAGCATCAGGAATAGTAATAAAACAACATTTATTAGAAAGAAATAAATATCCTCAACCACAAGTATCATATGAAGATACAATTTACACAGGATCAATAACTGTAGGAGACATTGAAGGTGGTGCTGGTGGTATGTTGAATTCTTATAATAATACTAATAAAATTAAAATTTTAGGATCTCTTTTAAGTGGTTTATTTACTAGTGGAGAAATAGTCACCCAAGTTAATAACCCTAATTTTAGAGGAAAAATAATATCATCTGATGTATCTGAAGCTTCTGTAACTTTAGAAGTAATTGAAGGAGAATTTAATCCCAATGGAGAGGATATTGAAGGTGAAGGAACGCAAGATTTTTTTCCTCCATTTACCTTTACTTTAGTTCAAAGTTGGAGTGAAACAACAACTAATCTATCAGGCTCAGCAACTAAAGTATATGACAGTCAAAAAGAATTTTATGATGGTGAGTTTAGTGGCTCATGTATGTTAATTACAAATGGTGAGTTAAATGAAGAGTGTGAGCCATTTAAAAATATTAATCCACAAGGAGCAAATTATGGTATAAGAATGTATAGTGGTAGTGAGTATCCATTTGATAATTTTATTAATCCTTTAAATGATCCTCTCCCAGGTCATATATCAATTTGGTTTAATGATGATGAAGTTTTACTACCAGCTCCAGAACCACCAGTTGACAGAAGATAATAAGTTGTATTTTAAAAATATTTATAATTAAATGGCAGGACAAGTAAATTACATAAAAGTAGCTAGAATAGATGGTGATGGAAATGACTTAACTGACACTTTACAAGACTTAACTCAAATAACTATACCTTACAGTAGTGGTAATGTCACTTATGAAGTAATTAACATTACTAGATACCCAACTTACTTTATGTATTATGTTGAGAATCCATCAGTTGACTTTGCTGATAGAGATGACATTGAGTATGATTTTACAGGATCAATATCATCAAATCCAAGTATTACAGCAACTTTTACTTATTATCCTTTATTAACAGCTGTAAAGGATGACTATAATTTTTTAACAAATGATTTACTCCCTACTATAGTTGATAATACTTCTTACTCAGTCACAACTTTACCTCAAAAATCTCTTTATTTTAATATAACAGGAAGTTATCAAGCATTTTTTACAGGATCACCCTTATCCCCAGCTTCTATGTCTATACAATTAAGAAAAGGAAGTAGAAATTCCTCTCCCCAAACTATATTAGCATTCGAATCTACAGCTTACTCACCAGGGGCTATACCATTTAATTTAACTCATAGTACTGCCACTCAAATCCTACCAGGAGATTATTTTTATGTAGCTTTAGGATTAACTCTATCTGGTCCACTTGATACTACTAGATTTACTAATGTTACTTTTACTGATGCTAAATTTTATGTTACATCATCTACCCCAACAGGCTCAGGCCTAGAAACAATCCCTGAGCCTTACTTTACTCAAAACTTTGACAGAGCATATGATTGTCAACCCCTACTTAATAATGTGTCAAGATATGCTACTAACCCATTTCTACAAGACTTAGATTATCAAACATCACAAACTGTACCTATTAATATTCAAGCTATTGTAAGTGGAAGTGCTACAAAAGGAACAGTGCCTCAATCACATTACACTCAATTAGCATCTACTTTAATAAGATATGATGGCTCAAAGTCAACATCTCAATTTTTAAATAAATGGACAGAAGGAGATAGTGGGGGATATGGTAAATTACCTAATATAGACTCAACTCAAGTTTACGTAGCTTACTGTGACTCTATAACTTCATCTATTCAAGAAAGAATGGATACATCAGCTGCCCATGTAAAATATTTAATTAAAGATGATGGTACTATTGTGACTCCTAATGTTACACCTAACTCATTAGGTATAATTCAAGATAATTTTGTATCACAAGAAAGATTAGAGTTAAACGCCCAAGATGTAGGAACAGGAGGAGGTCCAACTCCTTTTAGGGAAATTGTTAGAGGTGGAAGTAGAATTGAGCCTATAATTTATAATCAAAGTGGAAGTTATCTAATTAATACTCCAATGCGATTCACAGACTCTATTCTTCTAACAGACAATAGTTTATTTGGAGGTGTTGTTGGTGATTATCAAGCTGAATTAGGTACAGATACACGTTATGGGCCTGCAGGATATGGAACTGGTTTAACAACTTCTCCATATACTAAAGTAAAATTTTACCATATTAAATCATCAGGGTCTGCTTTAGCTAATGGTGATGTGACTGAAGGAGGATTTGATTATAGAATTAATAATGGAGTTACAACTGAAGGTTTGGCTTTAAATTTTACTTGGGAAGTTGACTTTATAGCGGGTCCAACGGGAATTGGAGCAGGAGGAACAGGAGCTCCATTACAAGCAGGAGTATTAGGATTAAGAGTTTATAATGAAACCACAGGTCAATTTGTGGGAGATGAGTATTTTAACTTTGAAGTTCCTATAACTGGTTTTAATTATAAATTTTCAATATCAGGAGCTACATCAATCCCTAATTTAAATGCTAATACTGGTGATGTTTACTCTATAAGACTTCGTGTAGTAGGACAACCATCAGGAACAGATGCAGGAGCTGCTCTTTATAATATTGGAATTTTTTCATTAAGAACTTTTCCAACAAAATGGATAATATACCAACAACCAACTCCTACCTCAACAATAAACACAGAAGGATTATTTAATAAAGTCCCAGATGCCTACACCTCATCTTACCAAGGTATTTATGTAACTGCTTCAGAATTTGTTTCTGCTTATGGAACACCAGGAATTCAACAATCTTCAAGTGTTGACTCAGGATTTATACCTATAACAACAGACTTAGAATTCCTACCAGGTGATGAATTTAGATTTATGGGTAGAGAAGATAAATCTTTTATGATTGAAAAAGTAGCTAGAGGTCCCTTACCTTTTGTCTCTGGATCTTCTTCTTTAATGATTTACTTAGATGGAAAAGTCACTCCTGATGATACAATTTTAGATGTAAATCAATTTTTAGTTAGAAGGTATGTTGATGAAGCTAGCTCAATTATATTTAAAGGTGATAAACCTTTAGGATCATCAGGACCTTACATTGTATCACCTGAATTTATTTCATCTGACTTAGACAAAGATGTAGACACATTTATAACAGATTTAACGGAAAGAAACTTGCTTCCGTAGATATTTATTAATATAATATATTTATAACAAAATAGAAAATGGGATATTTAAATAATCAAGTAATAACAGTAGATGCTATCTTAACTAAAAAAGGTAGAGAATTACTAGCTCAAAATGATGGTTCTTTTAGAATTACACAATTTGCATTAGCAGATGATGAAATTGATTATACTTTGTATAATCCAACTCACCCATCAGGATCAGCTTTTTATGGTCAAGCAATTGACAATATGCCTTTACTAGAGGCATTTCCTGATGAGTCACAAATAATGAAGTATAAATTAGCTACTCTACCAAGAGGAACAGCTAAATTACCTGTATTAGACTTAGGTTATGCAGCTATTACACTTCAACAAGGTGCTTCATTAGCAATTACACCTCAAACTTTAAATTACTTAGGTAATACTACGTCATTTGAAACATCAGGTTACACAGCTACTATAGCAGATGTTAGAACAATGGCTACATTTAATGGAGTAGGAATTCAATCAACAGCTGCTACTGATCAAAATACAACTTCAACTACAACTTTAGGAACAAATGTTTCCTCAACTGTAATTGGATCACAAATTAACTTAAGAGCAACAACTGTAAATACATTATTTGGTTCAAATACTCAATTAAATACAACAATAACTTTTGTAGGATTAGACAGTGGAGCTAGATTAACTATTCCAGTAACAATAACTAAAGTATCATAAAATATAAAAAATGGGATTTAAAAGATTAGACGCTGAAGACTTTGTAGTAAGCGCAGATGCAGTTCAGTCAGTAGCTTGGTCAACAGGAGCACCAACATTAACAGCTTACTTTACTTCTTCAGTTCAAGCTGCAGGATCATCAGGTAATTATTATTTAAGTGTTTATCAAACTTCATCTACATTAGCAGATGCTGTAGTTCAATTTGACATAGCTTATGCTGATGTTTTAGGATCAGGAAGTGAGTATTATAATAATACCATACCTAATAGAACACCTTCATCAACAATTTATGGTCAATATAGGTCATTAGTTTTAGAAGATGAAAATGCTTCATTTACTTTTGGAGATGGTACAAATCAAATAACTGGAGATAATTTTTGGGTTATTTCACCTGACAGAGCTAGATACAAAGAAAAATTATTCCCTGGAACATTTAATTTAAGTTTATCAGGATCAAATGGTTTAATTAATCTAACAGATAACTCAAATGACGTTACTACTCAAACATTTTTAGGTACAACTAGAGTATTTCAAATTGTATCTGGGTCAAATGGTAGTGCTTACACATCAACAGGATATGTAGCAGGATCAGGCTCATACGGGTTATTTTTACCAGACATAGGAACAATTATCCTAAATCCTTATGCTGTATCTCAGTCAATTCATGTTGACACTAATAGAACAGCTAATCTAACAAATGGAACTAATCAAGCTACTTTATATAATGCTTTAGTTTTAGGAGCTACAGGTTCATCAGGATTTACTTTAAATGCTGAAGAAACAATAACATCTGATTATGTATTTGTTAGATCGAGAAATGCTGAATTTAACTACTCAGCTAATCCATCATTTATATCAGGCTCAACTGGAGAAGTAATTTATGATACATTTATAAATAATCCCCAAGTTTATGTTACAACAGTAGGAATGTATAATGACGCTAATGAGTTAGTAGCAGTAGCTAAATTATCAAGACCTCTACTTAAAGACTTTACAAAAGAATCACTAATTAGAGTTAAATTAGATTTTTAACCAAATGAATGAGTACATTCAAACCATTTATAACATCAGATGTAGTTGTAACTCCATTTAAAGTTAATAAATCATTTGACTTTAAAGGAGCTAGTGCTCTTACTGCTTCAAATGTTGGTATAGATAGATACTTTGGTAAAAACATTCAATCCACTTTATTTGTATCTGGATCAAATCCAACAGGAATGGTTTCAATGCAAAATCAAGAGTTAGTTTATAAATCAATAAAACAGCTTTACTACTCAAATTATCTTTTAAATGAAGATGGCTCACCTGTTTTTACTGCTTCATTCAATGATGATGGAACAATAACAGGTAATGGTGGAACTCAACAACCAATGTATGATAATTACTTACCTGATACATTAGATGCTAATAGATTATTTCCCCAGAATACTAATGACAGAATAGGTGTAATTTCAATTCCATCTAATTTATTTGGTGAATTTATTAAACCTGGAACATTCTGTTATGTTTACACAGGATCAGCTCCAACGTTTACAAAAGGTAAAATTACTGATGATGAGAATGGAAATTTATTTAAAAATGGAAGTAAAGTAGGTGATATAATTTATCAACACGGTTTAGTTGTTTTAACTGCTTTTGGAACATCCATAACAGGAAGTACTTATGGATCAGCTTTGTATGGTACAGGTGTTTACTCAACAGCAGGAGCTGAAGAGTTAGACACTGTTATTTCAACTGCTAATGTAACTTGCTCATTTCAAAGTACAACTACTATATATGAGTCACAATATAAATGTACTCTAAGAGAAAATGAATTTAATTTCTCAATGAATCCTTCTATCATATCTGGCTCTTCAACAGGTACTATATATGGCTTTGCAACTGGATCATACTTTGAGCCATACATAACAACAGTTGGTTTATACAATAATGCTAATCAATTAGTAGCTGTTGGTAAATTAGCTCAGCCTTTACAATCATCAAATACTACTGACACAACTATATTAGTTAACTTAGACTTATAATATTTATAATCATGGCAAAAACATTATCTAAAGCAGGAATAACAACAACATCAACTATTGAAGCAGGTCATGTCTCTCAGTCAGTAGATGCTTTTACTGGGATAGATGCTTATGACATAACTATCTCAGGTTCATTAACCATTAATGGGCCTGCTAGTGGTTCATTTACAGGCTCATTTTCAGGCTCAATTGATGGTACAATAACATCAGCTTCATTTGCTACTTCAGCTTCATATGCTACTACTGCTTCATATGCTTTAACAGCAAACACAGCTTCATACTCTTTAAATAATTTTCAAGAAGTTTTAGATAATGGGTCCACAGCTACAATTAGTGAAGTATTTGATTTAACAGTAAATGAAAATATAACAATAAAATCTGTAGCTGACACAGCAACTTTAACAGGGGATGAAGCCAAATTATCAGGGTCAAATAATACAACTATTGTAGGTAATAGTGTAAATATAACAGGTAAAACAAATTTAGTAGGTGCTTTCACAGCATCCGGAGACATAAGTTCAAGTGGTATTCTTCACTCTACTCAGTATAAAGTAGATGGAGTAACCTTTATAGACACAGGAGGAGGATCAATTTTCTTAGGTAGTGCTTCCACTCCAACATCAACAAGAGGAAATTATACATTTATTAATCCTATAACAGCATCAAGTGACATAAGTTCAAGTGGTATAATTTCAGCCTCAGCATTTTCAGGTGATGGATCAGGATTAACTAACATACCTGCGGGTACTGTTTTCCCATTTACAGGATCAGCTATAATAACTGGTAGTTTAATAGTAACAGGATCAGGAGCTACTTTAGTTAATGGAGTTAGTATTGTGGAAGTAGAAAGTGAAAGTGACTTTCCAACTCCAGTAGGTACACAAATAACCTTAGCTGAAAATACAACTTATTTAATTAAAGGAGTAGTTGATGTTGGTAATACTTTATTCGTCTCAGGATCAGGAATAGGATTACATGGTGTAGATAATACTAGAGACACATTAAGATACACAAGCTCTTCAACTTTTTTAACAGTTGTAGACAGTGACTTTTCAATTCAAAATCTAAAATTTTCTGCTACTAATACAAGCTCACTATTAATTAGCGGCTCAGATTACACCTCAGGTAGTTTTAATCAAGGTAGAGATAAATTTTTTGAAGTAATTAATTGTCAATTCAGAAATTGTGGTAATGTAATAGACTTTAAAGGATATGATTTAGTTGACTTTAATAATGTTATATTTACATACATTCAAGCTCCTACAATAGGAGTTAGATTTCAAGACACATCAAAAGTAGAAATTTCATCTTGTGAATTTATTAGATGGTATGATGAAACCTCTAATCCCTCTCCATCAGGATACTCAACTGCTCCAATGATTCAATTTAGAGACACAGGAAGTGAAGGAGCAGGATTTGGAGCTGTGAATATTAATGGTTGTATTATTCATCCTCAAGTTCAACAAGATGGTGTTAGAATAGACACAGGATCAACTACTGGATTTGGAACAATATCATCCAATGCTTTTGTAACTACAAATTTAACTACAGGATCAATATTTTACCCAACTAATGTTCAAGGATTACCTGACTACTCCCTTACATCTACAAAAAAGTATGATGTATTTGCTAACCAAGGTATACTTAATTCAACAAGTGGTGTAGTAATGACTGTAACAGGAAACACAGCCGAAACCTCAATAGCAGCTACAAATACCCCAGTTATTATAAATGCTAGTGGGTCAGCTACTAATAGAGCATCAGTTAGATTTGAAGTATCTGGATCAGGAAGAGCCACATATACTGGAACTAAACAAGTGTATGTATCCACACATGCTTCAATAGATTATGAAAAAGTATCTGGGGGTGGTTCTGATGTTTTAACTTTTTATGTTTATAAAAATGGAGGTCTTCTATCAGGAAGTGGTAATCAAGTAGCTTCTACAACTACTAAAGGAGCTCTTAGCCTTAATTATGGAACATTGATGAATGAAAATGACTACATAGAATTATATGTTGAAAATACCTCTAACACTAACAATGTAATTGTATCTAATTATCAATTAGTAATACGAGAGTAATATGGCTTGGCTATATAATGGAGAAGAAATAACAGACATTTCTCAACTACCTGATGATACCTTTGGATTTGTTTACAAAATAGAACATATACCATCAGGTAAAGCTTACATAGGTAAGAAATTCCTTAGACATTTTACAAAGAAAAAATTAACTAAAAAAGATCTACAATTATATGAAGGCCAACCAGGTAGAAAGCCTAAGTATAAGTTAGATGTTAAAGAGTCAAATTGGAAGGACTATTGGGGGTCAAATAAAGAATTACAAGAAGCATTTAAAAAAGAAGAAAGAAATAATTTTAAAAGAACTATAATTAAGTTAGCTCCAACTAAAAAACAACTAACTTACTATGAAGTTAAGTATCAATTTATTTATCAAGTTTTAGAAAAACCTGATGAGTTTTATAATGACAATATATTAGGTAAATTTTTTACAAAAGACTTTGAATGAAGCCAATAATTTTTATAGTAAGTTTACTATATTCTTTATCAATCCACCCTCAAATATTTCTAGAAACCTTTGATGAATCAAATGCCTCAACTATAGGATTTGACAATGTAGGATCAGTTCAGTGGACTACTACTTGTTCAAGTTGTATAGATCTTAATGATTGGTTTTACGTTAGATCAAATAAATTAGAGGGAAGAGACACAAATGGCCCTGCTGAGTTTCAAACTTCACCTATTGACATTTCATCCTGTGATGGAGTAGAAATCAACTTAGACATTAGTGAAGTAGGTACAATGGAGCCCTGTGGATCAGGTTGTAACTCTGCTGACTTTATTTCTGTACAATATAGAGTGGATGGAGGGGCTTGGGTTGATCCTTCTAACAGTTACTTTTGCCCTGGAAATTGTGCTGGGTTAAATGTTATTTATGATGATGATGTTACTAGTGTTTTAAGCTACTCAACTGACTGCTTTCCAGCTGGTAATACTTTAGAAATAAAAATTACAGTGCAAAATTGGGCTGGATCTGAGTATTGGGAAATTGACAATATTTCTGTTGACTGTGCTCCTTGCTCTGCTTTACCTGTTGGATTGAGTTTTTTTAAGGGAGAAAATATTCAAAACTACAATCTAATAGAGTGGGAGACATTTAATGAAGTAAATAACGATTACTTTTACTTAGAAAGAAGTTTAAATGGATTTGAGTGGGAAGTAATTAAACAAATTGAAGGAGCAGGAACAACTACAAATTCAATTTACTATGATTTTAAAGACTATAATTTTAAAGATAGTACAAATTATTATAGATTAACTCAAGTTGATTATAACGGAGAAATAAGTTTATTTAACCCCATAGTAATAGATAATTCAATTAGAAAGCCTAAAATTATTAAACAAGTTAATGTTTTAGGTCAAAAAATTAGTCCTTTCTACTCTGGAATCATCATAGAAATCTACTCAGATGGATCAGTTAAAAAGACTTTT